TATCGCATAGGTGACCTTGCTGCCCTATGCCAGACCATCCGGCAGGAGTTCCCCGATATGACTTACATCATCAACGGTGATGCATCTGGAGCTTCTCGCAATGCCTTTACTCAGGACAACATTTCAGCGTACTCACTAATCAAGAACTATCTGGGCATCCCAGACATGCAGTTGCAAGTGCCTCGGTCAAATCCGAGCCACATAGCTAGCAGGCTTGTTACCATCCTAACCTTTCAAAAAGCCAAGGTGCAGATTAGTGGCAAGCGATGCGATGAGCTTGTTACTGACCTAAAGGAGGCCAAGGTAGATCGCCAGGGCAGCCTAGACCAGTGGAAAAACAAAAACCCGGACAAGTCTCACGCACTAGATGCTTTTCGCTATTTCATTTTCAGTAACTTTGCCGAGATAACTTCAAACTTTAATCTGGAAAAGTATGGCACTATGCTGCAATAATTGCTACCCTATCTGCACTCCTTATCCGAGCTGCCCAAGCGCATTATTCATCACTGTGCCTCTGAGCTACACTGAAGAATACATTACGGTGAACATCATCAAGCCGGGAGTTAATGTGAACATGCAGCAGCTGTTGCCCATTGACAATGGCATCGTGCAGCCTGAACTAACGGGAGACTTTGGCAACTTCTTGAATCCCTGGGGAGGGCAGTACTCACTTTACTTCACCAATCCAACCACCAATGAGCAAGTGCTATTCACTGCGGTCGATGGCAAGCAGTACGATAGCATCTGCCTGGAGTTTATTCAGGTAGTTACTAATCTCACCGAACAGACTATAATTGTAAACGCATTCACGAATGAATAAGCCTAACTATGATATTGATGCAAGCTGTGGAGGTAAGCGCAGAGGCTGTTGCCTTATCGAGCTACCACACGATTCCGAGCCTTCTATTGCTCACCTTGGTAGCACTGACCAGTGCGACTTTCTCCTTATTTATGGATTACTTTCTGGAGGATCACCCACTTGGGCAGTGGTATCTGTCTCAGATTCAGAAGCTGCCCATGAACTGGGCGAAGCCACTCGGTGAATGCCCATTCTGCTCAGGAGCATGGCAATTTTTGCTTATCTCCTGGGTGATGTTTGACTACCCTTTATATCTATGTTTAGTTTTTTTAGGAATAAATCACATGCTCCTGCTCCTGCTCAACAGGTGGCAGAAGAAGCTCCTGTTCAGGGAGAAGCAGGCAGAATACACTACCAAGGAGTAGCTCCCCAAGACCGCTGGGATCAGATTGAGTTTGCTTTCACATCAGGTGGAATCAATTACTTCAAGTTCACGGCAGAGGTCAATGTGCCATTCCAGAGGGCAGTGGCAGCCAGAGACATCTTCACCGAAGAACTTTGGCAAATCAATCCTGACTATCTCCGAGGCTGGAACAATGGCCTCATCAATCTCCTGATGGACAAGAAGAAGAAGGATGACAAAAAGCTGTATGAGATAGGTGTCCTGGCCTCCAGGCTAAAGGAGCAGATGGAGATGTCGGTTAGCTTCCTCCGGCAGCTTAAGCTGGCAACCGTGCTGTACTTTGACGAGCAGGAGAATCCACTGGATTACCAATATCCATACAACAAGCAGAAGCTAAACCATTGGATGGAGCATAATGATGTGCAGGGTTTTTTTTTGAATCTGCCAGAGTACGCCTATCTGCCCTCTTTGACCGAGTACAGTCAGAATTTCCCGACTTATTTGCAAGCAGAAACGCTGCAAAGCCTAAACAACCTGAAGCACATTATTGGACTTCAATTATCAGACAGCACAGACAGCGATTTGATGAGCAGTTTAGAATCGCAGGTGGAGATGCTCAGAGACTTAAATTCTTGGTCGAAAGGCCAATCTATGAATACTATTTAATTGCCTCTGCCTATATTGCGGAGCAAAAGAAACGAAGGACAAATAAAGGGTAAGAAGTTTTTTTCAGATACGTTGAAAAAGAGCCACTGATATTCGGTGGCTTTTTTATTGCCTATCTTTGGGGCATGGCAACTTTATCGAGTAATGATATCAAGATTAGGTATGTTGTAGAGACAGCCAATCTGGAGGCAGCTGCTAATGCTTTTGACAAACTTACGGCAGAAGAAAAGCAGGCTTTATCTGAATTAAAAAAGTTTAATTCTGAGGCCAACAACACAAACAAGTCAATGGGTGAACTCGGCAGCATTGCCGGGAAAATAGGTGGAGTGCTTGGTGGACTATTTGCTGTCAGTCAGATAAAGCAGTTTGCTGCTGCTGTTCTTGACACTACCATTAAGTTTGAATCAATGAAGAAAGCCATTGACTTTGCTTCTGGCTCTGCCGAGATGGGCAATAAGAACTTTGAGTTCATCCGGCAGACAGCACAGAAGCTCGGACTTGACTTGAGAGGAGCAGTCGAAGGCTACAAGACCTTTGCCTCTGCTGCTAACTTAGCCGGACAGAGCAGCCAAGAGACCAACAGGCAGTTCGCAGCTGTTGCCAAGGCTGCACAAGTTATGGGATTGAGTGCCGAGGACACCAAGGGCGCATTTCTGGCACTTGGACAGATGATGTCAAAGGGCAATGTGCAGGCTGAAGAACTTAGAGGACAGCTTGGTGAGCGACTTGTGGGCGCATTCGGCATAGCTGCTAAGGCTATGGGAGTAACTACTCAGGAGCTTAACAAGATGCTCCAGAAAGGGCAGGTGCTTGCTGCTGACTTCCTGCCTAAGTTTGCCACCGAACTTGAAAATACATTCGGCAAGGGCAATGACCAGGTTACCACACTGGCTGCCTCCCAAAACCGATTTAACTCATCCATTGACCAGCTTATTCTGGCAATTGGCAATAAGCTCAATCCATTCTTAAAAGGTGCTTATGACTTAGCTGCTGGCATCGCTGCATCATTGAGTTCAGCAGCTGGTGGAAGTGCAGCTAAGAAAGCAACTGATGAGCAGATTGCGGCCAGAAGAGTAGAATCTGAATTGGCTCAAAAGATTCTTGACATAAGCATTAAGCAAGGAATTTTTATTAGCAGACAATCTGCTGCCAGAGCCTTACTTGGCGAAATTGACCAGAGAATCACAAATGCTCAATTAAAGCAAGTTGATGCCAGACTTACTAAAGATAACCTAAGACTTCAATCGGCAACTAAAGAGATTGCCATACTTCAAGAGCAAGAAAAAATTTACGAAAAAATTACTGGAGTAATTGTAAATACACCTCCTCCGCCAAAACCAGTTGATCCAAAGGAACTGAAAAAGGAATATGAGGAAAGGCTTAAGATGCTTGAACTGCTAAAGCAGCAGCGCATCTTAATCGGTGAGCTATATGAAGACCCATTGGCAAGGATTGGCGCAGAGAAAGCATTTCAGGAGGCCAAACTTGCGCTTCAAAAACAGTATGCCAGAAAAGGTGTAGAAATTAGCAAAATTGAGATTCAGAACACGAACCTGGAGCGACTTAATGCAGAGCAAGAGTTTAATCAGCAAGCTGAAGCATTGAGAATGCAAAACTATCGCTCAGCTGTCAAGTCGGAGGAGGACATTCAGAAGGAGCGACTGAAGCTGATGCAACAGGGGTTAAAGGACATTGAAGCTAATCAGAAACGTGAGGCTGAGATTGTTAAGGAAATGACCAGAATTATTGAGGAGGAGGAGAAAAAAAGACAAGCAGTAAGAGAGAAGACATTAGAATTAGGCCAGACATTAACTGATGGCGCATTTGACCTTTATCAAGCAAGATTAAACAAGGAGTTGAGCCTACTTGATAAGCGATACAGCGAGGAGATAAGGCTGGCTGATGGCAATCAGCAGAAGATTGACCAGCTTAACCAGGAGAAAGCAGAGAAAGAGCGTGAACTTAAGATCAAGCAATTTAAGGCTGACCAAGCAGCAGCAGCAGCAAGGGTTATCTTTACGCTTGCTGAGCAGATTATGAAGTATGGAGTAAGTAATCCACCACTTGCGTTCCTTGCCGGAGGTATAGCAGCAGCTCAGTTAGGCTTCATTGCTGCTCAGCCAGTGCCAGAGTTTGCCGAAGGAACTAAAGGAAAGCCATTCAAAGGAGGTAAAGCAATAGTGGGTGAGCGAGGTGTTGAGAAGGTAGTAACCGAATCGGGCAAGGTGTACTTCACTCCACCTACTGCAACTCTGGTTGATCTACCGAAAGGCTCGCAAGTAATTCCTAACCATGCGCTGAGCAAGCAAGAGATATTCATGGCAAGCCACTATGCCAGCCGGAGCAGCAGCACAGCCTCTCCGGTAGT